ACCTCGAAGCATAACCTCGGGATCGCCATTGACATTAAAGACTCAACCAATCCAAAGCGCTTGCAATGGTTGGCAGATAACGCTGTGTCCTTCGGCTTCTCTTGGGAAGCGTTGCCTTCAGAGCCATGGCATTTGCGTTATGTAGCAGGTGATGAAATTCCAGAGCGCGTAAAAGCGTGGCTCGCTAGCAAGGTCGCATGACACCGTGGATGCTGGGACCGCTGTTTTCCTTAGTGCTCTTGTTGGTGCTCTGGGTAGCATAATCGTTGCGGTCATTCAGAGATTTCGTAAAGAGAACGCGCGCGATCACGATGTTGTTATGGGCATGCTTAAGTACATCAACAAGAATCTAGCCAGGACAGAGAACAAGATCGACCGTCACGTGAAGGATCACTCAGAGAAATCTGTGTAGCCCCCGTCGGGTTGCCACAGTCCGACTCCCTAATCCTTAATCACAGCGCCTCGCTACACGACATAGCGATCGACCCAGGTTCCCCTGTTTACGTCCCGCCCCGTGCGACAGGGGTACGACCATGCGACTAGCCAGTTGTTCAGATGAAGATATCGGGCCGCACTAAAAATAACAACCACCCGTGGTACTGTTTCTTCTGCAACTCCGGGGGGTTTGGCTTCCCTTCCTTTGCCCCCGGAGTTTGCACTTACAATGGAAGGAAAAAACATGAGCAAATTTTCGGATACATTAGTTACCTTGACGGTACTACCAGTAGTGGACAGAGTCAAATCAAAGCTTGACAAAGAATCATTCAATGACTTCGAGCAAGCAATGGCAAACCACGCGATCTCCTCGGCAGCCATACAACGTGCGCTCACGAACCTTGGTGTTGAGGTATCGGTCAACTCAATACAAAGATTGAGAAAATAATGAGTAAGTTTGAGGAAGTTGTTTCGCTTGAAAGGGAGATTGATGAATTACGCAAAGCACTTAAGACATCCCAGCTTGCACATTCGCGGGCGAAGATTAACTCTCAAGGAGTTATTGACGCGGTATATCTTGCTGCTAAGGATGCGTCTCTTGCTACGGGGCATGCTCGCAAGACATCGCCGCTACCAAAGAAAGATGCTCGGAAAGTAAAAGCAGAAGTAGCGCTTGTTCACGCAACCGATTGGCAGTGTGGAAAGAAGACACGGTCATACGACATCAACACCCTGTCCAACAGGATGGAAGAGTTCACGCAGAAAGTTATGGATCTCACCGAGATACAGCGAGCACATCACCCGGTACGTGAGTGTGTCCTGTTGTTCGGTGGTGACATGGTCGAAGGTGTGTCTATCTTCCCGGGTCAGGCGTATGAAATCGAAGCATACCTGTTTGAACAATTGTTCGAAGTTACCCGGATCATGGAGCAAATGGTAAGATCTTTCTCTTCTTATTTTGAGAAGGTATCTATCGTGTGCGAGTACGGTAACCACGGCAGACTTGGACGCAAAGGTGACATGCCCGGCGGTGACAACATCGACCGTGTTGCATACAAGATCACCTCTGACAAAACCAAAGACCTGAAGAACGTGACATGGCAACAGTCTGATGACTGGTATCAGATGGTCGAGATCGGTGAGTATCGCGCACTGCTGGTACACGGTGACGAGATCGGATCGTTCGGTGGGATTCTCCGCAAGGTAAGTTCGTGGTCTACTGGCGTGGTGGAACCATTCGATGACTGTTATGTCGGGCACTTCCACACACCCACCACATTGACCATGGCCAACGCCGGCCGTATCTTTGTGTCCGGATCACCCGAGTCACACAATGAGTACGCGCGTGCGTATGTAGGTGCAGTAGGTAAACCATCACAGCGACTTCACTTCGTAGACCCAATCAAGGGTCGAGTCACAGCTGAGTACACATGTTGGTTATAGTCCCCGCGCGTGCGTGCGCGTGCGTGCGCGGGAATGAAGGTCCGATCCCGGCGGCCCCCGAATGCGGGGAAAAATATGACGATTTCGAAGATGAATGAGCTGACCTATATATACGTGACGTGGCGGGATGCCCACTCGGCAACGACCACATGGACAGCCGCGCGTGATCTCGATCAAGACCCTTACATTGTGCGGACAGGCGGGTTCCTGTTATCGATCGCGGACGGAGGGAAGGAAGGTCACATCACAATCTTCCAGTCCATCACCCCGGATGGCGACGTTGACCATGTCTTGTGCATTCCAAGCCAGATGGTTGTTGACTTTAAATGCGTCCAGATAAATCTTCCAGATGAGGTTGCGCCCCCACTTCAAACCTGATACCGTCGTATCACAACCAAAGAAAGGGATGGTATGAGATACCAGATAACAAAGCCAGAACATGGCTCAGAGAAATGGCTCGCCGTGAGGTGGGCAGATGAGAATGGTCTGACACGGATATCAGCTTCCGTAGCGTCAGCCATACACAATGAGAACAAGTACACGAGCGCAGCCGACTTGGCTATGGAATTACTGGCAGATACGCCACCAACTCCGCAACCAACAAACTCTGCAATGGATCGTGGTAACTACATGGAGCCTGTGCTCATCAAGTGGACAGCCGATGTTGAGGGTATCAACCTCATCACCCCGGATGTTATGTACTGCTACAACGAGCATGGTGCACGACTGATAGCTACCCTTGACGCGATTGATGACAACGGTATTCCGTATGAAGTCAAAACCACCAACAAGAAGTTCACTGGTGTACTGCCCCGTGAGTGGCATTGGCAAGGTGTTCAGCAGGCCATCTGTGCAGGTAGCGAGACGATTGAATGGATCATCTTTGACAACGAGATGCAGATCAAGCGCTATACGCAGAACATCTCATCAGATGACAGGGAGTACCACATCTTCAAGTGTCAGGAGTTTCTTGCTGACATTGACAATGGTGCTGTACCTGCTGCTGCAAAGCTTGAGTACAAACATGTTGAATCCATGTACCCCGAGAGCACGGCAAAGCAGATGGCATTGCCTTCGGAGGCAGCAGTTATCATCGAACAACTTGACAAGGTTCGCGAGATGAGTAAAGCTTTGGCCGAGCAAGAGTCGGAACTTAAGACCCAACTCGGTAGCATGATGCAAGACGCAGAGGAAGGGACGATTGACGGCAATGTCGTAGTGACATGGAAGACCCAAAGCCGGACATCCTTTGACCAAAAGAAGTTTGAGGCAGAGCATCCAGCTCTTGTCCCCAAATTCAGAAAAACATCCACATTCAGAGTAATGAAGACAAGGAGCAAATAACAATGGCATCATTCAACTTAGAAAACTACGAGACCGTAGAAGATCGGCTCGTCAAGTTCTGGGAACAACACCCAGATGGCAGAGTCTTGACAAGCATCCACTACTACGACGACACAAGGATCCTCGTTCGCGCAGAGATCTTCTTCAACCGTGAAGATGACCGCCCTGTTGCTACGGGATACGCAGAAGAACTTCGTGGTGCATCGCCAGTCAACCGGACTAGCCATGCGGAAAACGCAGAGACCAGTGCAATTGGACGCGGACTGGCCAACTGTGGGTACGCTGCCAAGGGTTCACGCCCTAGCCGTGAGGAGATGGAGAAGGTGCAACGCATGAGTTCAGCACCAGCACCACAGGCACAACACCAGCAGGTAGATCAAGTGGTCAACCGATTGGTCGATGCCTTCGGTGCTACTGAGGTGCCGGCTCGTTCGGTAGAGATCAAGAACCCAGGTGAACCAGCTTCACCAAAGCAACTCGGCATGATTCGTGCAATGCTGAGGGGCAAGGAGATCACTGAGACATCCGATGTTGTTGATATCTGTGGTGCAACCATTGGTCGTTTGATTGAGAAGATGGACGACCTCACCAAAGGCGAGGCATCCCAGCTGATCACTGCGTTCAAGTGACCGAGGAAAGAAAAGGTTACTGTGAGGGCAATCAAGACAAGTGCAATGCCGAAGGGTGTCCGAAGTTCGGAACCCTCGGCAGAGCCGGTCGTGACGGTGCGCGTAGGATTCGAAACTGCGGTGATCCTGCAGCTAGGGGTAAACGCAATCGGACTAAAGGAGATTCCAAAGCACGTCGAGCGCGTAAGAAACTTGGGCTGGGTGGTCACCTTACCCGTCACGAAGAGAACTGGGGTGGCATTGTTCGTACCGAGATCAAGGCGGGCGCGCAAGTCGGTCCGATTTATACACGATTTAGAGACGCGAAAAATCAAAGCGATGCGTCGAAGGCGTTGGGTGACAATCGTCCGTTCGTGATGGTTGCCATGCCTGACGGTACAACAGAGGGCATAGTGCTCATGACATTGACAGAGTTCAGCGAAATGATAAGCCTTATTTCATAAGGGCTAGAGAGAAAGACTACAATGGGAGGGAACAATGAAGAGACTGATACGGTTTATTACTGTACCTTTAGTTGGGTTGATCGCACTTGGATCTCAGGTCCACGCAGCGGTAGCTCCGGAGGTAGGTTCGTCTACACCGATGAGGATGGGTGCGGAGACGAGGTCATTGACGACCCCAATCCAGTTCAAACATGGGGATATATCGTGGCTATCAACCCTGGCATCACAAGCTGGGTGGCCGAAGAGGACACACAAGCGTCTAGGAGAGATCATCCTTCGAGAGTCGGGTGGTTGCCCGGGTAGGATCGGCGGTTCAATCGTTGGTCCTGACTGCGTAATCACCGGATGGGATGATGGCCCACCACACAAGTCAGACAGTGGGTTGTTGCAGATCAACGGTGTCCATTGGAAGCGAGATCACAAAGAGTATGCCGGCTTGGTATGCAAAGTGATGGAGGTCTGCGATCAGGCTAGACTTCTAGATCCGCTGACCAACCTGAGAGCAGGAAAACTTCTCTTCGATGTAGCGGGATGGAG